GCACAGCTGACCCAGCGTCGGGACCATGCAAAAGGGTGGTCCCGATGAGGATTGTCTACCTCTCGGGTCGCGCTAGTTAAATTGTGACTCCATACAAACCAGGCAGCGCCTGGGAAAAATCTTTTGTCACAAAGATACGGCGCAACCTGACTTACACTCGAGCTTAACTACTTGCTCTGAGTGAGACCCCTGGTCACAAGGGGTAAAGATGTTCACGACTGCTAGTACATCTTCTGAAAACTACATTTGTCTTACGAACAGTGTCTGTCTGCTACAATGCGCTCTAGATGCGCACTCAAAACGTGATACCACTTCTCTTCGAACACTCTGCCAGGCAGAGTGACGACGGCTGAAACTAGTGGTTTAACCAAGGGGGTGCCCCTAAACGGGCACCTTGGGGGCGGGCATGGCGGCCTTCACGAGTATCGGTGTACTCAAGAAGAAGGACAAAGAAAAGTCCTCGCCAGTTGCACAGTACGTATTGTAGATCGTACCCCCGCCAGCGGGAGTATCATGAACGGACATGAACTCGTGCAAATCATCCTTTTCCAGGAGAGGGGAGGTCAAGTTAGCTCTACGAGCTGGTCTGAATCTCTCCCTCGATTGGTAAGGAAGTTCGGCTTCAACAACGGGGTTTACTGGGGAAACTGTCGCAGTGACACCATCCCAGGTGTTGTTTTGCCATGTTGCTGCGTTTGCGGCTATGACGTCAGAAGACGTCTTATCCTCGATGGCAGCCTCGTATTCTTCATATTGTTGTCCTATTTCAGGTTTGCCTATCCGGCGCACCGTCATTATTGCTGTTGCTTGTCTATGGTCATTGCTGTTACTGGACAGGCACGAAGCCCGTACATATTTCCAGCGTAGGCCACCTCTCCTACAAACATAAGCAGGACAAACATAGTTAAGTAGAGTAACGGCACAAAAATTATATGCGTCACCAGATGATGTCTGGTGTACTCCGCTTGACAAGAAGCCACGATAAAAAGGGAAGTCAGGAGCAACTCGAAAATAGTAATTATGTCCACTGGTTAGAGTACCGAATGTGGAATGGTAACAATATCGTTTCAAGCACTGACGCCAGGATGTGATCTGTTCACCAAAATAGACTAACGTGGACGGGTCTTCTGGATCCAACTTGGTTTCTGTAAGTGGATCAGACTCCATCGACACTGGCGTGTCTGGGGCTGGTGTATTGTCAGCATCTTCCTGCTCGATACCGGATTGCGGATCGAGCTGGGTTGGCGCAAACTGATTGTGTTGCGGAAACTTCCATGAGAGGTCTTTCAAATTCCGTGACGTGGGATTGGCGACTTCAAAGTCATCACACATGGATACAAATACATTCACTTGAACGTCGTTATTCGCCACGGTATTCGGGGTGTTTAGCTTGTTCATGACACGCACGGAAACGACACCATTATGCGAAGCAAATGGGTCATAATTTATACGGTCAGTTCCAAATTGGGTTCCAGTCTTTGAGAGACCAGTTACAGCAGCGTAGCCCCACGGTTGACCCCAGCCGATAATGACTGTGAAGTCCTTCGTCTCGGATATGTCAATAATGTGGTTGTAGGCTGTGTTATATTCGGATGTGGCGCCTCCAAGAGGGTCGTACGTGACAACGATGCGACCTTTATGGTAATTAGACGCTACAATTTGAAATCTGATCTTCATCGACCCCTTCCAATAGCGGAAAGGTAGAGAAACCCAACAGGCAGGAGAACAATGATACTCTGTCGTAGAATCAGTAGAGCCCTCGAGGACTGAATACATCATAGGAGTCACCTTAGTGTTCCATAAGAATTTATCAGGTCCATCACCGAGAGCCCAAGTGAACTTCGTGAGATAACATTCTCGCATGGCGAGGTCTTTCAAACACATCTCATCGGATGATGTCAGACCAACCACGCGTGAATCAATTGTTACTTCCTGTTTTGAATCAAGCGTTAGCCTCTGGCAAGAATCAGGCATATTGGTGTTAGCCATATTACCCACAAGAGTAGGCTTATACGACTCAATGTCTGAGATAACAGCTGGGCGAGAGTACCCAAATAATGCTGCTATATTTGCAAGTGAACCGGCAGCGATGCTCGTAGCACGAGCGTAGGGACCTATAACTGGAGCGTTCGAAAGCGCGCCTGAGGCCCTGGCTACCATGGATGCGGGTTTGGATATTGGTCCAGATCCATATTCATCTTGTTCTTTACCAGATTGGGGACCGAGTCCACTAGGGTTGTATACTGTAGGCATAGATAGTGACACTTCTTCAGCCCAAGCCATAATAGTAATGGTCACGGGGTCAGCAGCGTCATTTGCATGCTTCAGTCCCTGAATAGTCCGGAGGGTTAGAATGCCAAGCTTACTCCACTCCTGTTCAACAACAGACACAGCGTTCTTGTCGTAGACGAATGGTAATACCATATCACCTCCAACAGAGTTGCATGGGTCCAAGTACAGATGTGGTCGTTGCGAGGCCTCTATAAGGTCTTCGGGACGATCGGTCAGAAAGTGTGAGACTTCATCGAAATCGGGCATGGGTGTATAGTCCAATAACATCCGTCCATAGTGAAAGCCAGTACCATTGATTAGTACGCGAACATGTAGTCGCGCTCGCATCATGGCATAGTTGGCGACACGGTTGAGCACACGAGGATTCTCAAAGAAAGCCTTCCAAGGGTTGATATTCTTAAAAGGCTTCTGATTGATCCCCCATGTAATGGTGTCTATCACAACGGGACGGGCGAAGAAAGTCTCGATTCCAGAGTTCGGTGTGTCAGCAATGTTGAACGTGGAATCAGGATCAGATTCGATTGCGTATTGATATGCGGGGTTCTGAGTCTTGAAGGTCGTAACGGCCTCCTTGTCAGTACCAGGTGGTTCTGTGATCGAAACTGAAAATCTCTCTAATCCCGACTGGGGTCCAAAGCCATCGTCATCTAGGCAAAAGCAGTACTCAGGTTGAGCGCCGCAGTTGCTGCAGAACAGGCCGGTCCCCGGAGGGAAAGGTCTCGGCTCTGGTACATCAGTTGCCACTGCTGCCAGCTGCCGAAGGCGCCGATTGGCGCGGATTTGTTTGCGAAGGGTCTTGCGTTCTTCCTTCGACTTGTTTTTGAATTTATTATCATTATTCGTAAGTCGTGCTGTTGTTCGCGAGGTGACTCAGCCTCACGACAGGGAATCGTTGTTGGTGGACAAAGCCACTCTAAATAGAGTTAAGTCCCACACTGCAAGCCTCCCATTCCGCCAGGTGAATTTGCCTTTACCTGGTCTGGATTGGTGGTAACCAATACAGCGCGTGTGTTTTGCTTCTCTCCAAAACCAGACACTACTGGTCTCCATCTTTTATGAGGATGATGGATGGTCCAAGGGGGTGGGGAGACCTAATCCTCCCCGGGATCGTACGCGTCATCTGGCATAACATAGTTCCATAACTCATAGCCAGCACCGTACTTTTCCTTCCACGCCTCGACTCTGTCTTCATACGTTAGATCTAAATCATTCGTCATGTGCAGAATCCCTGCGCGAGTTCCAACCTCCTTCATCTGAACCCTTCTTTTCTCGTAGACCTCTGGGCCATGGTTAAACCATTCCCGAGCAGCTCCATCCAAATTGATGGCGGCCACTTGTTCCAACATGAGGTCTTTCTTCACAATGTTATGAAGGGACTTGAAGATCGACGGCTCTATGAGCGCGCCCACATGAATGCCCAAGGCTTCGTGATACACGCTCTTCCGCTTCAAAAACTCAAATTCGCCATCCTCCAGAAAGTCTGCTAATTCAGACTCCTTGTCGGGCATAGTATATACTTGCCCGTACTTGGCGAGGAACTCCGATGCACCCCTAATGGTGAAATTGTTCAGCTTCTTTGATACACTGGCGATATTGTCGTCGCCGTAGCACATGAGCTTCACTACTTCCCTAAAAGGCGTCTTAGACTCGAGATCCTTGGGAGGATTATTTGCGTAATAGTAGCATCGCAAATTCAAACTTCCGCAAATGCTGTTTATAAATACAGTTAACGAATTACCACTGATGTGCGTACCCTCTGTCAGAGAGATCAGCTCGCCGTGGACTTGGACATAAGCGAACACAATGTCGCCAGCCATAGCCTCCATGACGCGCAAATCCTCTTCCGAGTAGTCGCAACATCTGGCAAAATCGATCAAAATGCGGATAGCTGCAATAATGAGTTGTGAAGGGAGCTTCTGATCATACTTTCCATAGTCACCTCCGAAAATGCGGTCGCTTCCAAATGTATGCACGTGTTGATGCAACTGTTCCCACTCCTCGCCATGCGCGTTAATGCCTACGGCACATTCGCCTACGAGAGGGTTAAACTGCAAGATACGTAGCAACGGTAGGAAGTACTTGCGCACCAGAAAGGTTAAAGCCATCGGGTTTGCAAAATACATGCGGCACTTTTCTTTGGTTACAATCTCATCCTTCTCACAGCACTTGGAGATACAATTGGCACGCTCGCCATTCTTGTAACAAGTTTCGCAACGCTCCACCTCAGCTCTAATCTCAGGCTTTAAGCGTCTGCGTACTGGTTCCTCATCAGTCGGATCAAGCTCTTCAACATAATCTGCTTTAATTCCAGTGAGAGGATAACCAGGTGCTGTTCCTAACTTCATTCCATCCATAAAACGTTTACCAGGAATTCCACACAAGTTCTCTTGCTCAGTAAGGGGTCTTGCATTTCTCCATAACCTACCGCTAAAAATGGGGATAAGAGGTTCCTTATAATCCTTAATGGCTAGTTCTAGCAAACCCGCTGGATACGGGTGCGCCGGTACTGCCATGTTGGAAAGGCACTTCTGTGCTCCCCACCATCTGGGTCTCATCTTTGGAGGCATGCCGGTGTTAGGGACACCACAAACATCTAGTACGTGCTCACTGGTTGGAGACACAGTGACACGTGATCGAGGATTCGTGAGTGATCCACAATTACCGTGATACTTTAACTGAGAATCGTCAGGAAGGAAATTGAGCGGATGCTTCTCATGGAGTTGGGTGCCTGTAATAACTTTCACACCCATCACCTGGGGTTCAAATACTTCAGCTGCACCCGTGAAAAGCACTCCTTCACGACCACTAAGGTCGCTCATTCCATCTTGAATTTGTTGCTGTGTGAGAGCACCATAGCATCCTTGAGGAGTTCCGGCCCTACCACCTAAGTGGAAGCCTAAAATACTCCGGACGCTACCCATACCTAAAATGGGTGCTCCACATAAACCTTCAAACGTTTCAATGCTCAGATTCTTGTACGCTCCTCCCTCAAAGGTTCGAACCCTATTGTCAGCCATACCAGGTACCGTAGTTCCTGTAGCTGTCACCATCTCTCCACTCTTCTGCCTAAACTTCAGGTGGAAGGGAGCGGCGGGCATCTTATCGTTAGGGAAATAGCATCTCAAATCTTTGAATGAACCTCCATTCGCGCAGTAGCACAAAGCTAAATCAGTCTCGGGGACAAAGTAACTGTTGGCACGATCCAATCGAGCCACAAACTTGCCACCAGAGGCGTCAGGTTGCGCAAAACGGAAATCAATCTCGAGCATGTCATTCTCAAAGTAGTGTTGAGGTATAATGCATAGGTTAGAACGCACAAAAAGTGAATTCGCCAAGTACCTCTCACCATTCTTCAAGATAGTTCCATATAAAAGGTTCTTTTCAACAAGTTTCTCGAATTGCTCAGCGCTTGCAGTGGTACTCTGCCTCGAAGGCGGGAGAGGGCGATGAACCACTTCCGTATAAGGGTTGGATTCCGCATCTCTCTTAGCAATCTCGGCTTCTGTCTTGGGGACAAGAGAACCTTGCGCTTTGTCTTCCTTGAATTTCCTGTAGACCTTCGCAATGGTGTATAAAGCAGCGATAATGGCCGAAGCCTTCACTAGTTTTCCACCATGCTTGTCTCTAAACTCCTTCAGGCTAGCGGCAACAACATTTCGATCAATCAGCTCTTGACGGAATTCATCTTTCACTTTCTCAACGATGCCTGTTTGACGCAGGTACGTGGTAGTGATAATGATACATATCATGAGCACTCGAAGCCAGCCCCATAGGAAAGCGTAGACGACATACATGAAAAACATACCTTGTAAAAGGTTAAATGTCATACTACGCAAAACTCGCGAGCGCAACTTCCCTCGATAGCCGAACATTACGACATTCTGGAATAGTCCGCTCTTGAGCCAAGGAGTGGGAATAATCCACATCCAATCCCAATTCTGAGCAAAGGCTTTTGCTGCTGCAAGCATCGCTGTAGACGCTGCAGCCTCGAATGTTTCGCCATAACCAAAGAGATCTTTCTTAAGTCGGGTGGTGATGTCACTAGTAGAATCTGTGATAGCTGTCACCAACTTATCGCCGTACTCGGGTTCCCGACCCATGTGCGGCCCAACTTCTTCTGCGGGAAAGAACTCTTTACCATCCTCATCGAATTGCTTACCATCGTGCTCATCGCAGTAGCCTTGAATCTGGCAACAGCCAGAGGCTGGGCAACGAATCACTTGTCCAGCGCGATCTTTCATGCGCTTGACGATGTCATCTTGGTTAAGCCGATGTAGGTGAAATTGCTCAATAGAGTATTGAATGAGTGTCTTGATGGACACATCTTTCAAAGGCTGACCATTCCAGTTAACAACTTTGTAAGCCGCAACGTCAGTGAGTTCCGCAGGTTTAACTGCCTTCTCTACTGTAACGGTCCAAATGTCGTCGAAGACTGGTTCTATGCCTAACTTCTCATAATGGGCTCTTACTTTGGCAGAGTCGAGACCTTGTGGCTTGCCATCGAGTATAAATTGAAACTCTGGCTTAGCCTGGACGGTAATGACAGAATGCATACGTCTTTGAATTGAATACGGGCAGTTGGAATACGTGCCTGCATCAAGATGTTTAACATTAGTTGTCACCGTCATGATCTCAGGTTCAACAAAAACTTTTCCTTTCTGATCAAGTTCAGCCATTTTCGCCACATAGGGCGAGTTATTGGCAACTTCATCAATGATCTGCGTGTGTGGTTTACCAATGAATCCTGCTTTAATATTTGCTGCATCATCTAAATTGAGAATTAGCTTCGCGGAAGTCCAATTAGCCCAAAACTCATCATCTGCATTCAAAGTGCAGCGATACTCTTTATCAAGAGGCAAGTCACAACTCGCCAATAGAGCGTCGCATAACTGGTCACAAATGGTAGTCTTACCCTGACTAGACTCACCAACAAACTCCATGCAATAGGGTGCTTTACGCACTCCCGTCGACACCTTGAGTGTGATGTAGTCATTCTTGATCTGCAACAGACGCATAAATTTGTCCTGGATGAGTTTCTTCTCGAAAGTTCCACTCTTTGCTCCAAGCATATTCTTCATGCGGGTAGCCAAAGCTTCCAATCTGCGGTCGAATTCCTTTTCAGAGACCTTCGCAACTTTGTAGAGATTGCCGTTCTTCACGAGCGACCAGTACAACACAATGTTGGAAAATTCTTCATCGATTTCACTTGCAGATTTATCGCTGATAAGCAGGGGGGCTAGACTCTTTTCCTGGTAACACATATACATGTTTTCCACGAAGAATGTCACGGTACCGAAAGCTGCGTCAGCAATATCGGTTGCGTCACCATGAACAAGCTTCAAATCGGGCTCAAACATCTTGTATTCCTTTACAGAAAATGTTAAGGAGGAGGCCTTACACAGGCCAGTACAGACAATTAAGCCCAAAAGTTTGGAAAAATGGTCAAAAAGTTTGTTTCCTTTGACTGCCGACCAATTCTCGCGAACAGAGCGTACAAGTTTCAGCCACTCAGGCTGTAGCTCCGCTTGATCCACATATCTCATCTCAACCTCGCCATCATTAGGCGAGTCGGGTCCTTGTGGTTCGTTAGCGAACAGTTCATTGATATAATCAGTGATCTGCTTGGTCACAGAAGAATCAAACCAGCTTCTGACATATAGAAAGATCGCTCCAAAAGCAGCAGGCAAGTCTTCGCATCCACTTAACGTGAAAAACAAAGCAACTAATGCCTCAACTTCAGCAATCAATTCATCAGAAATAGGTAATTTCCCATAGGCCGCAATGTCTTTAAGAACTTTCATCGCGGAATCAATTTGGGTCACACCCATAGCCCCAGAGGCTAAAGTCTCTAGGTCTTCTGGTTCAGTGTAGCCGGTGGGCCATGATATTACATTCGGAGGCTCTTCATCAGAGTCCTCACTGGTTTCCTCGGGTTCTGGGTCTGAGGGACCATGAGGCTGAAAAGAGCCATAATCGGAATCATCATCGGATCCGATATCGAAATCAATGGCTTCTTGCAAAGGTAAATTGACAAAAGATGTATAAGAGGAATCATCTTCGTCGGTTGTTTGATTATTAAAATCGTTCACCTCTTTCGCGTGGTATGCGTCCACTAATGCTGGGTATCTAGTGGAAGATTCTGGTATTGAGACCGAAACGTACCTCATCATACAGACGAGGCCATATAGCTCGGAATGTGCCAGAGCAAGTGGGGATGGCAGTTCCCCGAATCGTGTGCGAGCAAAGCCAACACACGGCCATTCATTACCAGGCAGCATACGGCTGCCAGGACCGAAAGCGGTCGTGCTTCCAGCCCGAGATGTACCTTGACGGAACATCGAAGGGGGGGGGGCTTTTCGTGGTCTCGAAGGGGCACCAAGTCCTTCTATCCACAGGATTATAAAGCCTACCTGAAAAATTGACGTGCAGGAATATTTGTTTTGCCTCAGATTGTCAAACTGAGGGTTCGTGCAATTACACTTTTAGATCTAGCATGGGGTGAAGCTTGATATCTAACGTCCGGTACTGGGGACGATAAATATGCGTCGGAACGCATCAGTAAAAATGGTTTGGAGAGTGGTGTTCTCTCCGAATCATAGACCTAAGTCCATGAAACTGGTTAGTAGGGTTTCCTTGTGTATCACTCAATAGTGAGGCTCAAGGGAAAGCCGAAACGATGGGTTTGATGTACAACTGGTACTCTTGCCAGCCAAAGGGAGGCGGAATCTCCAGAAGGGCGAATTAACGCCCTTAAGGAGGCCGAATCTCCCAGTGGGCGCGTTAACGCCATATACATACTCTCTCCAGGGACGCCGTGAGGCGCCCCTGGG